ACAGCGTCACTATACTGGTGACGATTGTAGTATTTCCGACCACGAATACAAGCGTCAATGATATCATCGGCAGTATCATCGGTCTCGACCTGAAGTCTATGTACAAAGACTGAATCATTATCGAGGGCAATTGGACGAACATTTTGCTCGTTGATTTTATCTTCAGAAGATACATCGCGGCCATCTCCAAGAAGAATCGCACGCGCAAGTTCCTCGTTTAGCATTGCTCGCATTTCGCTCTTAAGCCACACAACAACATCAAAATCTGTAATGTCGATCATATCATCGCGATCTAATTTTTGCTTTTTGTAGATCGTTGTGGGCGTAGTTACGCGCTTCAAGAGAGTGATAACTTCATCTTTCTTTAAGCTGCCAGTAACATAACCCTTGGCGCGAGCTTCATCTGCTGTGATATCCGCTGCAATGGTTTTAATTCTCGAGAACGGTGTGTGTGTTGTCTCAGCAAGAAGTCCAGCAACCCAAGTATCGTCTCTCTTAATCAGAGCTGGACCATCGCTGTTAATATTAACGGCTTCAGGGAACAGATATGAAATAGGATCAAAACCGTATTCTACGGCATGCGCAAGAAAGCTCTCTTTCAAAGATCCATAGCGCTTAGCATCCCCAATAATTGTTGACATTTGATCATGAGTCAGAAACTTTCCAGCAGGGGCAGTAGTAGTGTCAAACACGTTGTTTTTCATAATTTCTTCTCCTCCATCATTATCCTCAGAATGTGTTACTTCTTTTTCGGGTTCTGGTTCTGTGCCTACTTCCCCGAGAGCTGCGTTTACTAGATAATAGACGACTTTCTTTTGATCTTCGTTAAAAGTATCAAATACCTCTTCCACAGTTGTCTCACTATTGGCTTTATCTGTATGCTCAATTGTGGGTTCGGTTGTGGAGGGCACGTCGTCTTTCTTATCCTCAATAATTTCGATTGTCTCTTCGCCATGAGATAATTCGACGCCAGTATAGATGAGCGCTTCGGTTTCATCTTCGGTGTAGGTGCCGTCTCCGTGTGCGATACTCAGATTATCAATGATCGCGCCATGATTAGCACCGGCTAGAACAAGGCTCACTTCGCGGATGGCGCCATGCATCACTTTTTTTGATTGTTCTTGGAGTTGATTGGCATAAATTGAAAGAGATGAAATATCTCCATGGACGACAAGTTCTTTCGCGTTTTTTCCAGACTCCGTCTCATTGAATTTACCATAACAGTATACGCCGTCCTCACGACTTTCAAGAACTGCGTGACCTAATATGTTGCCTGGATCATTGTGAAGATGTTGCCATACAAGGGGAACGGTCTGACCATCTTGGTGTTTAAATGCATCTTTTAGAATTGTTCGTCCGTCAGTGCATTTAATCCCACTCTTAGTGGCATATCCACTAAAGTCATATTTACCCTTTGACATAATATAGGACCTCCTAACTTTTTACCTTTACAGTTTTCTTTTGCTCTTTTACGTCATCGGTTTCGGGCTCTTCCGGTATAGGTTCCTCGGACTTATTCAAATTTTTATTGCGTAATTCGTCCGCGGCAGGATCGCTTGAGGGTCTATAACCGATGATTGCTCGTACTTCATTAGATGACAATATCTCATTCCTTGTAAATTTATCAGCAATATTTGCCAATTCTGTCGCAGGAACGAAACTGAAAGCATCTTTAAAATACGCAATTGACTGATATTGAGTTCTTGCTGTTTTTGTTAGAAACTTCCGCTTAAACTCGTCAATAATAGCCATAACAATGGGTATTATTGTTCGGTTTTGATAATTTAACATAGTCGCTTCGTCCGCTTTACCGCTAAACACTTCTTCAGTTAAACCTAACTGGCTATAAAGCATACTCGTTAGATACTGAATCTGTACCATGAGGTTGTTTTCGGCTGGGCGATTTAACTGTGTTATTTTTTCGGTACCGTCAGTATATGCAACGCCATATTTTGAGCCAGTGAGTTGCGTTTCCATAGCTTGTCGGCGCTCATCGGCTTGTTTCTTTCGGGCCTCACTCTTAATAACATATGGTAATTGAATAATTATATCCAATTTACCAGCCCCACTTTGCTCGTCAATAGCATCAAGAATAGATAACTTTTTAAGAAGTCGTTTCAATGTGCTATTTGGCTCATTCATGATGGCATATAATGGATTTTCAATGATTGCGACTGATGATTTGGGAAGGGTTAGTTCTTCCGGTGTACCAGTGGTATCATTGTAGATTCGAACACGGACATGCCTTGGGTGCCAGTTAATAATTCGTGCGGTACGCATCGATGTTATGTCAAAAGAGCTAGAGATCTTTGGGTCGACTGTAGTATCTACTGGCACAACGGCCACGACGCCCTCGTCAAACATTGACATGACAATGTCTTGGATAAAGGCCCTACTCGTCTGATCTATGTTGGCTTCAAGAGTTAGGATACTATTTAACCCAGAAATAATTCCCTCGATAAACCTCCCATTTTGATCTAAACGGACATGTTGCATGTTCATAGCAGCGACATCCAGCGCTATCCTGTTATAGACAGAAATAATAACAGACCGCTCATTCGTAATATGTAATCTCACTCGGTCTTGACGCCTAGAGGAGCCATAACCAATTTCTCGATAGGCCTGTGGCGTTTCGGTCGGGTCTCGATTTCTGAACGCATTCCATGCGTGTTTAATTCTTGTACCTAATGGCTCTGACAAAACACTTCGCCTCCGTTTCGTTGTATCCGATAGACTACACCGGTTGAAATATTTCAATTCTCTCGACGTTTGATTTAGAATGCCGCGCCAAGAGCAATGCGATGCCAATTTGCATCGGCTGTGGTGTTACCAGAAGGACAAACATAAAGATAGGTCGCGTCCGCTTTTATACCTAGACCAGCGGAGACTGTTCCGTCGATACCACCACTTAAGTGTACAGCGTCTACAGTAAATGCGGCATTTGCCATCGTATCAGAAACCATGATGCCATTTCCAATTACCCCTGCGACGTCCGAAGTTACTACAACAGATGTACCAACTCCACCAGCAGTAGCGCTTACACCCTGAGTGTCTGATGCGGTAATAGCGGCGATAATTGCAAGTTTTGTGTTAGCGGCAGAACAGTTAGCCCCAGAACCAAGAGTTACGGCGGAGAACACGTTTGTTGGCGCGGTCAATGTTTCAGTTGTTGCTATTGAATTTGCGGCGGTGCCACCGATACGAGCGGTAATAGTACAAACATTAGCCGCGAAAGCAGAAGCTGTAACTGTAGAATGTGGTGTATTAATACCATCAGTGCCATTAATTGCAGCAACCAGTGCTAATTTAGCAGCAGGGAGATCGATACCTCTTGAAATTTCGCCTAGACCAGTAGCCGTGCCAACAGGAACAAATATATAAGTCATCGTGCCGATCGTGATCGTATCACCAGCAGTCGGCTGAGTATCCAACGTTAAGGTCACGCTTGCTTTTGTGGTGTAGGACGTAATATCCACTGCTATATTTGTGGGTAGCGTCTTGCTCTGAATAGTATCGGCCAAGAACTCGTACACATCAATCCCTGCAACTACTGGATTATCGATAGTAAAGGTTTCCCCATCGACCGTAATACCAGTAATGGTTAAGGTTTCTAGAGCGGCAATAGCATTGACCGGCGTGCCTGATACACCAACTGTAGTGATGATGGCTTGTATTTTTTCTCCAAGACGGACTGTCGAATCATGACTTTGGGAGACGTTATTAAGGACTTTTGCTTCCCGATTGGTTAAATTATTCATTTTTAATCTCCTTTTCAATATTTTAATTATTCAAAGGCTTCTTTATTCAATTTGTAGGCAACCCACGCGTCCATAAGCGCCGACACGCTATCGATTTTTTGATCGTACCGTTTTTTTAAAAGTTTACGATTACCATTAGTGTCTTCGAGAGTAATAGCATTACCCATAGCAAATGACATTAATTCTTGATCAAAAATCAGCATACGTTCTTCAGAGAAAGTTTTTAATTCGCCTAGAGGAACCGATTCGGTCTTAATTCCTTGTATAACTTTTTCAAGTCCGAACTCACTATTCTCAGCTTTCCAACGGTCAACAAATTCTTTTGCATTGTACGGATCGAACCCGAAACAGCGGACATCATACTCGCAATCCAGTATAAATTTATCAAGATCCTCATATACATCCATCATATCGAGCACTGTACAATCGATGACCATCAATGAGCCTTCATTAATGAACTGCTCATACTTAACTCGCATAGCGCCTGGTAACTTCATTAGCGTTAAAGACGAAATATAACACCTCGTTTTGACGCCAAACTTACCAGCAGGTAAAGGAAATAGAAATGTAAATGCGCAGAAGTCATCGCCTTGAGAAAGGTCTCCTCCTAAAGCGCAAGGCATAGCCCAGAAGTCTCTTCTCCTATGAGGGATCGTTTCTTCGTAGGTGAAGAAATATGTATAACCTTCCATTGGTATTCCAAATCTCTTTGCTAGAATATCATTTCTG